ATGTAGCATATTCTGTTGAGGAAACTTCTAAGAAAATGACTCTTGATTGGGGTACTGCTCTTTCTAGTCTTGCGGGGATTTTTAGGACTTTTATGGATGATGTGGAAGGAAGTGTTTATCAACTTGTTTCTTCCCTTGCTACTGCTTTTGACTCTATTGCAAACCTTGCTAAAAAAAGTTTCAAAAACATAGTCAATGCCATTCAACCAGTGCTTGGACAGATTGGTGGAGCAATTGGGCAGATGATTAGTGGAGCTAAAAAGAGTTTTGCTGGATTGGGTTCTGCTCTGGGAGGAGCGATAGGGAGTCTTCTTGGTCCTATTGGGAAAGCTGCTGGAAGTCTTCTTGGAGGGTTGATTGGTGGACTTTTCAAAAAGGGAGAGAAACTGACTGAGGCTCAGAAGCAGGCACAACTGATAGAGCAATGGGTCGGTGGCATCACAGATAAATTCAAGAAATGGGGGGATGTTTCAGAGACGACTGCAAAAATAATTGCTGAAGACATAGTGAAGAAAGGGATGCAAGGCTTCGTTGCTGTTTCTAAGAACTTTGCTAAGATAATTGAAGATGTCGGAGTTACCCAGAAAAATGTAAATGACCTTTGGCAGAGAGCAGGAGATATACTAGATCATATGAAACAAGGGGCACTCTCGACGGAAGATGGTTTAAAAGCTCTTGGAGAATCATTCACTAAGTTGGTTGAAGGAGCAAGGGCATTAGGGCAAGAAGGCAGTGAAGCAATGATAGCTTTCATTCAAAGGGTGCGGGCATCGGGATACGAGGTGAAAGAAGTCACCGATTATGTTCTTGAGCAATTAGACAGAATACCAGATGCTTTGAATACGTTGGCTTCTTCTGTGGTGCCAAATTGGCAAAGAATGCTAGATAAGATGGATAAGATCACAGATGATAAGTTGAAAGACGAGTGGAAAAAGAAATTGGAAAGCATGAAAAATAGTGCAGAGAAGCAATTGAAAGGCTTGTCCGTCATTGCTAGAGATACCTTTTATGCGATGATAGCTGAGGGGCGGAGTTTTATCGAAGCAATGGATAGGATGAAAGACTCGCTGGAGACACTCAGGAAGAAGTATGAACAGCTGGGTATAGAAGCACCTAGTTATCTGAAGCCAATGTTTGATTTGCTGGAGAAAATGGAGCTAAAACCAGCTGTGTTTCAAAACCTTGATGCCTCTCTACAAATACTTCATTCTCTTCAAAACGCTGCTTACTTGACGCAGGAGTCTTTTGATAGTTTGACGAGATATGCGGCCTCTTTTGCAAAGACTATCTTGGGAGTGTCGGGAAATCTGAATCAAGCATTAGAGTCTATGAAATTAACTCAGTCGCAGATTCAGCAGTTACTACCTGTCATTTCGCAGTTTGTCGGAGTGGCTGCAATGTTTGGCATTGGCGTGCCTGCATGGATGAAAACCTTTGTGACAAAGCAACTCGGGGTGGATTGGCAAAAGTTTAAGGACGTAGCTAAGACTCAGGCAAATGCTGGTGTTGCTACGGTAGAGAAGCTGAAAGCTCTGATAGATAAATCGGCCAATTTGAATCAAAAAGTTATTCCTACTCATTTCCGAAATCTTCAAGATGTCATAGGTAGACAAGCAGGGAGAATTGTTGATGCTATTCATGGTTTGCAGGGCGGGATAGATGATCTTGGGAGTTCTTTGAGAGGTGGTGAAGTAGGAGGCATTGGTCGTCGTAAGGCAGCACAAACAGGATGGGAAGGATATGTACCCCCAGGAGGCATGACCTTCATAGCTCACCCAGGAGAGTATGTTAAAGTATGGAGAAAAGATGAAGTAGAAAAAGGAATGCACGAGCCTCAGGTGAATATTATGATTGAGCCTATCGTTATTCCAAAAACCGACAAATATATCATCGAGTTTGTTGCTAGGAAGTTGAAGAGAGGTGAGTGGCCTGTCCATCCAAAATCAGTGAGGACACAGTAGAATGAAAAACATACGATTCCTCTACGACAATTGGTTCGACGATACAGCGACTACAATTACAGCGTCTTCAGAGGAAGCTCTCTTTCCAAAAGAGAATCTTCAAGACTATCGTCATACGATTTTTTGGCAGTCTACGGGCGACTCTTCCGAGTGGATAAAATGGGATTTTGGGTCAGCCAAAGATGTAAAAGCATTCGTTTTGAAATATCACAATTTCTCCGCAGGTGCGACGGTGAAGATTCAAGCAAATTCTTCAGATAGCTGGACATCGCCTCCTGTGGATGAGACTCTTTCCATCGTTAGCGGTCAGATGCAAAAGATGTGGGACTCAGCTCAGTCTTACCGATGGTGGCGATTGACAATGGAAGATAGTGGAAATCCAGATGGCTATCTACGAGTGGGGAGAATTTTCTCAGGTAGTTGGTCTTCACCATCGGTCAACTTCGATTGGAAGCGGCCTTGGAGTGTGATAACAAAGGCTGTTAGTAGAGACTCTACGGGCGGACAAAGAGTAGCAAGAAAGCTGGCTGATAATAAGAAGCTTTGGAGATATCGTTTCGGATTTCTTACTGCCTCAGATGTGGCAATCATAGAGGATGTACTCGAAAAATGTGGTCGTCATAAGCCGTTTTTCATTGTTGAAGATGCCGACGATGCAGATAATACTCTTTACTATGTTTGGCTTCTTAATGAGTCGGGTGATTTTGAACCGTCGGATGTCATGCACACAAGATTTGCTGTATCTCTTGATTTAGAGGAGGCTTTGTAAGATGGGATTGAGTTTATCGGATTGGGCAAAGAGAGCTGATTGGACTCCTCAGCTGATTTTAAGGGTAGAGCCAGCCTATGCGTTGCATCGAATAATAGGAGATTGGAATCTAGAGGGAGGCACAAACTATACATATTGGGTTGACCATTCAGAGCTTGGAAAACCGAATAATGTGATATTTTGCTCAGCTTCGGATGGTTCGATTTCTGCTTGGACTGAAGTTGGCAATAAGGGAGCAGTTGAAACGACGAATGATAGCTGGTTTTATGAGACAAACTCAGGGAAGCTGTATTTTCATGCTGATGCTGGTTCTTGGTCGGACTATTTGGCGTCATTCTCGTGGGTATATTTTACGAATGTCAACCCCGAAAATAATCTTCTGGTGATAGACAATAAACCTGTGAGGGGGTTACTCCATGATGCTAGTCTTCCTGACATTTCGCAAAGCATTTCAGATTTTTATCTTGGTTCGCTTCAGTTGGACTTGGGGACAGTGTCTCTGAATGCCGACCCGAGCCTCGACGAGTGGTGGTGGAAATATATTTGGGTAAAGAAAAGAATGGATGCTTTGTTGGGAGGTGTAGGAGGCACTTATCCTGATGATTTCACAACGATATGGAATGGATGGACAGGAAAATTAGTTTGGACTGAAGAAGAGGTGAGAATTGACGTCACCGACTTGAGAGAAGTGACACCTTTTGTTTAGGAGGTTAGAAGATGGCTTGGAACGAAGGAAATCTAACAAATGTCGCAGGAGCTATAATTTCAATTCTTGACACCTATCTTGTGGCAAATAGCTATTGGTCGGTTCATGATGCCTCAGCTGGAACGAATGCAAAAGTTTATCGAAATAATAAGGCAGGCGAAAACTCTGATTTTTATGTTTATGTAGGAGATAATCAGGTAGACTATACTCAATTTGTTCTTTGGGAAGGATGGGATGCAGGTTCTCATACAGGCTCAGGAAATACTATTACAGGCTATCTAAAGAAAAGCACGGGTGGTTGGGGAATATCAGTTTTGGATTTGCGATTTATTTTTGTGAACAAGCAAGATGGTCATGCCATATATATTGGCCAAACAAGACGACATGACACTACAAAGGATATGCCTATTATTATAGCTGGAGCTGATAATACTCCCACTTATAATCCATTGGGATGCACACCCAAGTCTACTGAGGTTCTAATGAGAGCATTGCGGGATAAAGAGGGGGTTGAACGAGATATTTGGCTTTTTGGGATAGACGGTGATAGTGTATCTGCGGCTTATACTCGGAAATATAATAGAACGACAAATGGAAAATTCTGGCTTCTTGAAGACCCCGTGATAGATATAAATAGTTATGAACAATTAGGGTTTTTGGAAGGGGCTTGTTGCCCGTGTTATAATCGGGACAATAAATTGGGATTAACAAATGGTGACATTATAACTGACGATAACAGTGTTGAGTGGTTGGTGGTTCAAGACTCTTCGACATATCTTTTCACTTGTATTGTGAGGAAAAACTAATATGGCTGAATATGACGGGTTTGTCGCAGGTTATTATGATGAAGTTATTATGGCAGAAGCGGATAGGAGAAGGGTAAATGCCTTTGTCTTCTCTGATGAGAAAAGCTATGAAGATACTTATTCTTTAAAAATGCTTCCTGGGGAGACGATTGAAATTTGGTATGGATGCGATGCTGGCGATGTAACCATTTCGGTTTATGTTTGGGCTTCAGAACACGCAACTAATTGTCGGATGAAAGTCATAGACCCAGATACGCAAGAAGTCATGGGGGAAGATTCAAACAGCTCTACCGAGGCGTGGGAACAATTGAGCGTTAACTTTACGGCAGAGAAAAAAGTCTATAAGGTTATTCTTGGAAACTATACAGCAGGGAGTTATGTCGCTGGTGATAAAAAGCCATGTTATTTCGATAAATTGGAGTAAAGGGTGTGCCTTATAAAGGAAAGGATATCGGAGATTTTGAATATGGCAGAATTCCATACGCTGGAGAGTATCTTGGAGATTTTGAGTTCGGACGGATACCAGCCATCGGGTATGGTTATAGATCAGATTTCATTCCGCCAGAAGGAGCAGAAGTGATAAATCTCATTATTCCAAGAAAACGCTACAATAAGACCGACTATCCGAATCTGGAAGATCGTGCCGACGGGATGGTCATTCCTGACATCTATGGTGAGGTGCATAATATTACTCCTGTTTGCGTTGATACTTCTGCTCTAACCTATAAGATAGCCAATCGAGAAATCACCTCGATTGACGAGGTGGTGGCGGACGATGTAGTACTAGTGGAGGATGAGGATTATACGGTTGACCTAGTGAATGCAGAGTTTACTCTTGCTAGTACTCCTGTGCTTTCTTCAGGAAATACTTATTACTTTTCCCTTGAGTGTGATTATACAATTGATGGGTCAAACTATCTGAAGATGTTACACGATCCAACAGGCTCTTATTCCAATGGTCAGCTTTATGAGATTGACGGGAGCGACGTCTGGACTGCTAAATCGGGAGCTGATCTTTGGTTTGCTATATGGGGAGTACCTGAGCCTGGAGAGAGGGAGGTGAAACTTATTGAGTCACCATGGACAAGCTGGAGCTGGTATAGTTTTCGTGATACGGCGGCGAGAAGTCGACTTGGGCAAAGCTTTAAGATTAATCGTTCTGGGACTTATTATGTGACAAAAATTAGGTTAAGATTCGTCCGCTCTGGTAGTCCGACAGGTTACTTGAAAGTAAGATTTTTTGACTCCATCTCGCCAGAGAATACAGTGGGGGCTTTGTCAAATCCTCTTGGAGACGACACTCTCCCTAATCTTAGCAATAATGCTGAGTATGATGCTACATGGCGAGTACTCGGGTCTCCAAGTAAATTGAAAGTCAAAGCAAAAGGTTATAAAGACTCAGGAGGCACACAGATCACAAAGATTGACAAGGCATTGGAAGACATATTGAAAAACATAATTGGAGTACCTGATTCTTATATAGATTCGGCAGCATTATCGGCTTTGGGGGCAGCTCGAACGGCGGAGATTTCAGAGTATTTAAATTCTGAGTGGCAGTTTGGAGAGTTGCTAGAGAAGTTGGAAGCCAGCTATATGTTCAAAGCCATTCCTGATCTGAGCAATAAGATGACATTTGTTTATTTTGCATCGGGAGAGCCTTCGGGGACTCCTCATTTGAGGGCAGAAGATATAAGTGATGTGGAATTTGAGTTTTTGCCTGAGGCTGTGAAGGGACATATCAAAGTTGATTATTTTCGCAATCCGACAGACGGGACATATCAGACAGTTGAGAGATACAACTACGAGGCGAAATTGTTGTATAATACAGAGGATACTCTGGCTCTACAAACGAGTCTTCGCTCTCAAGCCTCAGCAAACTCATTAGCGGAGGATTATGAGGACGTTTCTGACGATGCTTTGCTAATTATGCGATTTAGTACAAAATATCCTCTGTTTGACCGATATCCGACTCAAAAGGTAAAAATCTCCTATCCTCACGCACCGTATACAAACGGGGAGCTGGATGGAGTACTTTTTAGAATTAAGAAAATAACCAAGGTGGCCTCAACAGGAGATTTTTCGGTAGAGGCTGTCTTGGATTCTCAGACATATTAGAGGTGTTAGGATGAGTGTTGGTTACCGCACGATGTCAATGGCAGAGATGTCAACCATCCTCCGCAATCTGCAAAGGTCTTTGGAGTCACTCCAGTCGCAGGTCAATTCTCTTTCTGGAGGTGGAGGTGGTATTGGGGGTGGGGCAACTTCTCATAATTTGCTTTCCACCACGCATTCTGACACTGAGGCTGACACTGTCGTACAGGGCGACTTGATAGTCGGTGGAGCAACTCCGACTTGGGAGCGATTGGCACTCGGAGCTTCGGGGACTTTTCTGAAAAGTGACGGGAGCGACCTGAATTGGGCTACTTTGCAGGCAAGCGATATTGATACTCTGGCTCTACTCCTTGACCAAACTACACCTCAAACAGTCGTAAACGGCATTCCTCTCCTCGATAAAGAATACGATGATTTTTCTAATCCCGATGAGTTTGTCAATAAAGGCTATGTAGATTGGGTGGCTACAGCTATTGGGGCAAATTATTACATGACCGATGATACCGATGGCGATACAGGCTACAAGATTTGCTCTTTAACTCCCTCTGCTGGTTCAGAAACATACATTGAGGAATCAGGAGTAACCGATGGTCAGCTTCTCGGAACATGGATTTCCGATGTCGGAGAAGCACCATCAAAACTCCCTCGAGGAATGTATGATTGGTTTATTTTTGCTGAGAAAACCTCGGGAACAAAGACTTTGAGGCTCTATTGGGAACTCTATGAAAGAAAAACCGACACTTCAGAAGTCCTCATTGCTACCTCATCCGAGAGTAATGAGCTGAAGATGGGAGAAAAAACAAGCTATGTAGTGCCTTTGGCTTTAGATTCAGATTATACTCCAGATACAGGCTCAAGGATAGTCGGAAAAATCTATGCCTCGGTAAGTGGCGGGGGCAATGCTCCAACGGTGAAAATCTATTATCAAGGTGCTTCTGGAAGTCGCTGGGAGATTCCTTCAACCACTGAGATATTAAACAATATTTATATCAAGCGAGACGAGATTGGCATAGACGATGATGATATTCTCCAAGTTGACCAAGCCGCAGGGCTTACTGCTGGCAATCTTGTCAGAGCGACATCTTCAGGACTTGAGAGTCGGACGGACGCTGAGATTCTGGCTCAACTATCGGGAAAGGCGAGTGCGGCATTTGATTGGAATGGGCAGGATTTGGATAATATAGGTGACATAACAGCCACAAGTCTTACAATTGGTTCGTATTATCTTGATTCTCTTGTGGCAAATAATAAAGTTCCTGATTCGGACAAGGTGGATGGTTACCATCTTGACCAAGACGTAAGGACTACTGCCAGCCCCAGCTTTGCAGGTTTATCTTTATCTGGAAATTTAATAGGAAGCTCCTATTCTCCAATATATGCCATCAAGAATCTTTATCTATATAAAGCTTTAGGTATAGATGGAATTATTATTCCTTACCTTACGAATTCTATCTACTTTTTAACTAAGAGAGGTGGGAGTGTTAGTTTTTCTTTATCTCCCTCTAGTGGTTCTGCTGAATATCTTTTCGATGGAAGTGAATCACGCCTTGTTTTTTGGTCGCACGGCGGCTCATCTATCTCAATAGAAGTAACGCTAGATAGAAAATATAAATATCACTGTATTATTGGAATTCACATGGATGATAATTATTATGCGAAAGATATTACAATTGAATATTATGACCCAGTTGATGCCAGTTGGAAAAACTTTAGTCAAGCCACAGGTAATTCTGAAGAATATTTTTGTAGCTCCAAAAATGTTGGTTCTAATGGCCTTACAAAAATAAAATTTACATTCTCAAACTATAAAAATGCTACTTATTTTTCAGCCAGGCAGATTTTTTTATTAAATTATTATTGGCCGTCGATAAAAATGGGGTATTTGCTTCGAGATGGTGGGGTAATGTATGGTGGGTTTGACGGAAATATAGGGCTTGGAACATTTACATTTGGAACAAATGCTAACCATGTTTTCGCCATAGCTAATGGAACAGCTCCAGCTTCTTCTCCAGCAGATTGTTTTCAAATGTATTCAGCCGACCAAACAGCCGGAAATGCCTGTCCTCATTTTAGAACTGAAAACGGAAAGGTCATAAAACTCTATCAGCAAGCTCATATAGCAGATGCGGACGGAACGCTGGCAGATATAACAACAAAATTTAATACTCTTTTGAGCTATTTAGAAAATATTGGCTTATTAGCTACATCATAAAGAGGTGAAACATGACTGAATTAGATTTGAATGAAACCAAAACAATTTCAAAGGCAAAGTTATCGAGATTGATTATTGATTTTGAGGGAAAGACGGTAGATATCGAATATAGAATTTTAATTGTGGATGAAACAGGAAAAAGAGAAATCGGAGTAGACAAAGTTTTTCTCCAAAACAAAGAGGTAGAAATAGACCCTGACACGGGCAAAGAAATAGCTCCAGCTTCATGTGAATATACAGAATTTATGTCAGCTTTAAAGAGAGGCGTTGACCCGAAGACTTTGCTGATTCAAGTTATGCGAAAAAAGGGAGTAATCAGATGACCAAAAAAATAAAACTCATGGAGAGCCAGAGAGAGCTTCTGAGGTTAAAAAGGCTAATAGTGCAGGATGCCATCCGATTGGCTGAACAGAAGCAGATGGAGCTTCAGCGGGCGATTGAGACGGTGGCTTTGGAGCTAGGGATTGATTTGAAGAAAGAACGGTGGCGACTATCAGATGATTTCTCGTTTTTTGAGAGAATGGAGGTGAAAGATGAATCAAAAGGAAAAGAAAAACGACACTCTCCTTCTTCTCCAAACGATTCTTGATAAGCTGGAGACGATGGAGGGATTGATAGCTAGTATAAATCAACTTCTCACTCTCTCTGAGTGGGAGATTAAAGAGGCGATAAAGAAATTTCTCAAGGAGGAGAAACAATGAATTTTAG